CTCCAATATCGGCCTGAAGACTGTCTGCGTAATAATGCTTATAATAATTTAACCAAAGATTATGAGTAATATTGGTATTGTCATCGTGTAATTCGATTGTAACAGGGCTATAGTTTAGTTTGGTCTGAACTACTGTTTTTCTATTGTATTGATTAAGAGTTTCTGTAGCAATTGTAAATTTAGGAAGATCTACTTTCTTTGCAAGAAGGCCGACTTCTCGACTGCCTTTTTGTTCTAACCACTGCTGATCAATAACTGCATCTGGATTTATATTAATTTGTACAAAGTATAAAAATCCAAACTTAGGTGCGAGCTTGTATGTGCTATCAACATACAATCTGCTAGCATGTTGATAGTCTTTCAATACAGGATACCCAGAAGTATATCCAGACTTTGACGATGTTAAAAAATTTGTTAAGGCATTACTCATATCAATATTTAGCCAAAGAAAAAGCCCAGAGATTAAGCTGGGCCTGTTTAGAAATAAGTTAACTATTAACCAGTGGCTAAGCCTTGTGCTCCTGCTGGTCTTACAACTCGACCTGTATCTATACCAATACCACTTGCTGTTCCGCCTGGTGCTTCTAACTGGATTGCGTTATCAAATGTGATTGTTAGTGCAATATCCATTGGATCGTTGCTGTTGTAATCACCGCCTTGATATACAGCTTGTTTAATAAAGCAACCTAAGAATTCAAAACTTTCTAGCGTAACTGGTTCAAATTGACCGTTACCGCCGTCTAGTATTTCGACACGCATTCTAAACTTGTAGTCGATTGCACTTGCTGCACCACTCTGTTCAAAGAAGTCGAATTGTTTCTGCAACTGTTCGCCAACTTTACGGCTAACAACACCACTTGCATCGTCACGGATTGTTAGTTTAGCATCAGCAAAACTGTGCTTACCTAGAATCTTAACTGTGCTGTTGTACACAGGCAACTTAACTTCTTCAAAACTAACTTCAGGACGGGTCACGTTCATAACCTGCTTAGTTATTTCTGTAGAAGGAGTACCTGCAACACCAAAGTTATCTAACGTAACGCGGAAGCGATACTTTAACTTTGGCATTAACAGTCCCTGAGTGGTAGCCGCTTGGGTTGCACTCAACGGTACTGTAAATCTATTTAAACTTGCGATTGGCATTTAACTGCTCCTTATTCTTTTTATTTACCACTTATAGTCCGGCTGCAATATCACCAGTATTCTTCAAGCGTAGAGGAATGTAAATGAATTCCACAGCCTTAACTGGCTCAATAGCAATGTCTAGATACAACTCACTGCGATCAATTCTTGCAGGTGTATTATTTGATTCGTCACAGACTACAATGAAGTCGTATAGAGCACGTTGACCCACTAACTCTAGCATTAGACTTTCTGCTGCTGCTTTGATCTCTCTACGAGTTTGTGCATCGTTAGGTTCAAACAAGAACGGTCTTGCTAATACATCTAACTGTTTACGTAGGTAGCAAACTAAACGAGCAACGTTGATACGATCTAAACTGCTGGCGTTTCTTGCACGAGTGCGTTGACCATAAGCCAATACGCCAACACCTGTTAGTGTGGCAATTGGGTTAATTGCAACTTTTGGGTCTTGCAATACATCACGTAGACCTTGATGTAGTGCTACTGTTTTAAATTCGCCTTCACCTGTAATGTATCCAACGCTGCTAGCATTATCAACATTACCACGACGTGTACCTGCTGGAGCAAACCATGGGTAGCTCTTTGCATCACTGTTAATAATTGTGCGCAACATCATGTGGCTTGGTGGAACAACAATAGCGTTACCAGTGTTGTCATTAGTAAAGCCACTAGGATAATACATAGCCATGTATTCGTCAAAGCTAGTAGCACCTAAATCACCATTATCCAATGCACCTGCTGTGTTCATACCCCAGTTGCTTAGAGCAGTTCCTGTTGGCTCTAGACGGAATGGTGTGTCACCTACTACGAATGCAGTAATACCACGATCAGTGTTTAGTGCAATCATGTTTTGAATTGCTTCTGGGTATCCTGGTGTTGCCATCAAGTTGAACCCTAGAGTATCTGTATCACGGATTGCTGCGTTTGCATCGATTAATTCTTTGAATGCATTAACAACTTGTGCTCGCTGTGCATAACGACCAAACTGTGGTCCGCCGTCTGCTGCTACTTGATACTGACTGACCCAACGATCAGTTGCATAACTGCTCATAGACTCATTGCCAAAACGTAGGTTTAAACCGTCGTTGGCATCAACGTTGATATATCCGGAGATATATTTCTTAACATTAAAACCACTGCGACGTGTGTTCCATAGGCGCATACCACGTGGGTATAGTGCTGGATCTGGTGCATCTGGATCTAGGTAGCCGGAAGCTCTTAGAGCAACAATGCTCGAAGGCTCAGTTGCTGCACCACTTGTTGCCCAACGTGCATCTGCAAATAACCAGCCGTCTGGGGTGCTCTGATCAGTTACATCTTGTTGAACCCATTCTGTGCCGTTTGATACATAAATGTTTCTACCAAAGTTATCAGGATCACTAGTGTCCACCCAAATATCGCCTGCAACAATTGCAGTACCATCGCTCTGACCAGTTGCATGATCTGGAGCAACTGCTGCAACAATTGGACCATTAGGATCAGTGTTAGGGAAAGCTACTCCGTATGCTTGCCATGTTGTACCATTGTGATACATAATGTCAACATCGCCCACCACATTGTTGTACCATAATGTGCCGTCAGCAGGTGTAGTAGTAGGAGCAGATGCTCTTGCTTCGTATACCAACGGCTTCCAGCTTGTTGCTACAAGACCAGTTCCTGCTGGAGAAGTATACAAGTTAGGAGTACCTTGCTGTGTTGTTACGTTATAAGCAGTGAATCCAATCTTGGTCAACGGTGAATTTGTACCGTCTACCATTTCAAAATTTCCGCCTTGAGTATGTGTCATTGTCAACTTGTTAGTTACAGAATCCCAAGATGCAGTTACATATCTCAATTGTGATCCGCTGATAGCAGCAGGAATTAACGATGCTAATTTAGTACCGGATACACCGTTGATTGTGATAGTATAGAACGTAGTGTAGCTAGTAGATGTATTGCTGCTTTCTCTAATAGTAAATGTATGACCACCAGTTGATTCATTGGTAGTTGCTGCACCTACTACTGTAGTTGGTCCTGCTATTGCTTTTCTCCATACTTTAAATGTAGCAATATCGCTAGCAAAGTCAGTAACGTTTGTATCAACAAATACAGAACCTACTGCAATATTTGTCCCACCGCCAACTGGATCAAGTGTTTTACATGCTTCGTTAACACCTGAGAACAATGGAGCAGATACTGTAGACCATGCTTGTGTGCTGCCGTTGTAAAATTTTACACTCCAGTTTGCACCATTAGATGGTGTAGTTGTTGTAACCCATACAGAACCAGTTGCAGTAGATGCATTGAATACTGGATAGTTATAGTGAGCACTAGCAACATATCTCTTGCCGCTATCGAATGTCTCTTGCACAGCTACCCATACATTTGAGTTAGACTTTCTGTATAGCTTATTTGCGTTATCTTTAGTAACTACCATACAGAAGTCGCCTTTAGAACCAATAGATGCCGCAGGAGCAACTCCGTCAAAACTTGATGCAGGGGAAGTATCATCTAGTACAATAGGAGTCTTAGATGTAAATTTCTGTGTAGTAGAATCCCACTCTTTGATACCATATGCACTAGCATCAGTGTCAAGCCAGTATGTACCAGCTCTAGGTGTACCTTCTGGCTCGTTGCTAGTAGGAACAAGTGATGCTAAATCTAGATCTGCTCTAACAACGTATGCTCTTGAGCTTACGCCTAATACGCTGTAGGCAGCTTGTAGACCGTATTCATTTAGCTCACTACCGTGTTGAGGATTGCTGCTAGAATCTGTATAGAATACAGGGGTGCCAAATGTGTCAGTTAGATCACGTTGACTTGTAATCAACCAGACTTTACCAGCATTTGCAGCCGTTGTTCCTAGTGCAACTGTGCCGCTAGGATTTGTCTTATCTTGTGCAGACGCCACAAATAAAACTGGCACTGTACCTGGTGCTGATGGGGTGTAAAAACTTTCGTCAATTACTTGTACTTGTACGCCTGGTGAATTTAATGTTGCCATTCCCTAAATCTCCTATATGGATTGCTTTGAATTATTTACCTGATTGTGTCAAAATCATCCAGGTTAAATACAAGGAAAGGGCAGCAAAAAGGGCGCGAAATGAGAGATCTATGTAAAAAATGTAATCAACGACCTGTTGCCATTAATTATTATAAGGATGGCAAGCCTTTCTATAGATCAAAATGCGATCATTGTGCTAGAGAACGTAAAGAAGGTATACCATTATGGGCTAAGGCTGGTTATAAGAAAAAAGCTGCATGTGATAAATGCAGCTTTGCTTCAAAGTATCCGGAACAGTTTAACGTATTTCACGTAGACGGAGATCTTACCAACTGTAGATACACTAATCTAAAAACAGTATGTTCTAACTGTCAACGTATTCTGCATAAACTCAAGCTGCCTTGGCGACAAGGCGATCTTCGACCAGACTTTTAATTTCTCTAAATAAATCGTCAATAGTAGTGTCATTGTAAACAGTATGGTCAATGGCACCGCCAACCCATGCCGTTTCACTAGCATGAATTTTAAGTTGTGCTAATTTAGCCTTACTTAGACTCCAGGTTGCATTACCATTTGGGCCAGCATTTGCGCTAACCGCTGCATCATACCATTCAGGATCTGCTCCACGTTTAACACGTACTACAATACCACCTGCATTATGAATGGCTTTAATTTCGTTAGGAAAGCGAACATCACTAATAACAATATTGTCGCCTGTTTTACGCATTTTATTTTCTAGACTGGCAATCCAAATATCGTCATGAAAACCAGTGCGGCACACTTCTGTACCCCAATATTGCAGAACCCAACGTGGAGTTAATTTGGGCATATTCAATCGTTCAGCCCACCATGGATCGATTTGTTCACGCCATTCACGAGCTTCTTTTGTACGTCCTTCCAACAGAACGCGGTCCCAACCAAATACGGCTGCAACCGCGTCTTTTAATGTATTTGCAAATGAGTCTCTTCTAAACTCGTGAAAATTAACTAGATAATCTGCGGCAGTATCTTTGCCCGACCCTATAAACCCAACAAAGCCAATGATCATAACATCCCCTAGATGTTATAATTTATTACATTTAGATTACTCTGTCAATATTTTTATTAGCCAATTACAAATGTAAGTGGTGTTCCACCATCTTTGTAATTTACCAGATCTAATTCTAATGTTTCCATTTCAGCTTTACCTTCGCCCTTGAGTGCAGTACCGTTTAGAGCAGTGCCACCTTGCGGGCTGGCAATCTGATTAAACTTCTCACGAGCTTCTCCTAGCATCAGTTTGCAGGTAGCTAATGAATAGTCTTTGAGCCATTGATTGGCAAATGGATCCTGCAACAAGTTGAAGTCGGGACGATAATTATATACCCAAATCAAGACTTCTTCCTCTGATCTAGGACGTTGCATTAGAGTAAGTTTTTTAGTAGTTTTGTTGAAGGTAAAGTTTATCTCACTGCCGAACATTTTGCCGACTTGTTTCTGATAGCTTGCAAAGGCATAATAAGTGGCTAGGCCACCCATGTTTGTAGCAGTTAACAAATAAGTGTTGGAATAAGCAAGGTTAAATGGTTCAAATAGTGTACCACCTTGTCCACCACCTGACCTAGAACCAATGCTGCGTCTAAAGATTTGACGTACTGCCATCACTTCTGACGGTAGTGTGTAGTCATTTCTATCCACCTCAACAGTTAAAAATGCATAGCTCTCTTCAACTGCATTACTACTGCGTTGACGGAACTTGTTTAAAGCACGGTCAATTGCAGTATTATAGTGGGCAGGGTCTAATTCGACGTCAACCATACCGTCGCCCAGCATGAGCTTGCAGTAGTCAACTATCTTTTGGCGTTCGTTTTCGTTCTCAGTCATAACGATATTTAGCCATAAATACAAGACTATGCCAAGACTCTCAATGTACCGTCCTGAAAAGGGCAATGATTTCAAGTTCTTAGATCGTGCAATTAACGAACAGTTCCAAGTGGGCGGAACTGATGTATTTTTGCACAAATATCTCGGACCCACTGCACCTGCAGAAGGGGAAGCAACTCCTTTAACTCCTGATCAAAGCGGATCAAGTGTTCCTGA